TGTCATAACTCGCTCACACCTCGGCAATACCATTTGTACAACACCCGTACAACACTGTTGTAAAAACCCACCAACTATTGTACAACATTTGCGTTCATTCTGCACATTTAATGCTCATTTCGCACGTGCATTATTTATATAAAATAGGCGGTAAGCCCTTGATTGCGAAAAGCCTACCGCCTAAATCGTTAATAATCAAGTATCTTACTTGTTATCCTCAACAGCAGCCTGAGCAGCTGTAATTTCGGTCTGCTTTTCAGCGAGTTGCAAAATGTCGTACAACAATGTGTCAGCAGGGCTATTTTTGCTCGACCTCCTTATAGTTTTCTATTACCAAAATCGTTTTTGTCCACTTGTCGAAGTAATATTCATCATCCTCTTTTACATATCGTCCATTCAGCGCAAACAGGTACGCCAAAACTAACGCACAAATGCAGAGTAGAATTTTTATTGCCTGCAATACAGAAACTGAGTAATGTTTATTATTCATTTTATTTTAAGATAGAAACTAATAGAGTGGCTAATCCAATTACAACTGTTGCGACAATACTCCATTTTACAAGTTTGTTATTTTTGTGTTGCGCACGCATCTGTTCGTTATGTCGTTCTGCGGCAATTCTCTCTGCATTTTCTTTTCCACTCCACGCTCCTGTGCTTGCGAAATGTTTTCCTAATTCGTTGATGGTAAAAACCGGCATCGCTCCTCTTGACATAGGAAATGTTCTTCCGTACATCTCTAATAATCTCAAAGCACCATCCAAGTCAATACCTGTTGCGTTTATTTGAGATGGATAACAATGCCCATCATCAGATTTCGCAGCATTTATCAATATCTTCTCTGCAAGTAATGTCAAACTGTCCATCACTCCATTCCTTTAACCATTGACACCAATTTGTTCATCACGTCATCTCTTTGCTGAAAGTTTGAAACAAGTGATTTGCATAGTTCGATTAGTTCTCTATTGTCATCAATGACAGTCGCACTTGCAGTTTTTTCGGTGTCTATACTATTTGCAAGTGCCCTTACATCGTCATCAAAGAATAGGCGAATATCAACCCTCAACTTCAATGCTATCTGTTCCAAGTCAGCAGCTTGAATTTTGTTGTTATTCACGCAACGATGCAAGTTTGCTTCGCTCATACCTATGTCGGAGGCTAATTGTCTCATCCCTCCGGCTCTCTTTTCGCACAAATTTCTAATCAAACCTAAATTCATAATTATCAGCGTATTACAATTTGCGACTAAAATAAAATACAGACAAAATGAAATTTTCTGTCTAAAATATTTGCGTGTGTCTGTATTATTTTATAGTTTTGCACCATAAAACTAAACATTAAACTTCAAATGACCGAAAAAATGGCTAAAAAAAAGACTATTACAGGCGAATTAGAGCCTATGAAAATCGGAGAGCGCAAGGAGTTCCCTGCATCACTATGCACTACTGCAAGAAGTATGGCGAGTATGCTCGGTTTCAAGTGGAACAGAACATACAAGACCGAGACAGACCGTGAAAGACGTGTCGTAGTAGTAACCCGAATTGCATAACGCTATGATTAGAAGAAGAACTCCAAAGGTTTCAAGAGAACGTGCTATTACAATAGCGATGAACCACAACTGCGTACCTCGTGGCATTGCCGAGAGATACACCGACAGCGAACTGAAAGAAGTATTAAGACAACTCAAATTAAAAGCAGATTTCTAATTATGAATAAGATTGAGATTAAGAGTATCGGTTTTGACTCGTTTGGTCGTGAGGTTTTTCAGACTGCCAAAGGCTCATTACTCTGTGATGTAAACCTCGACCGTTCACACAAAAATATGAATTTGTGTGCCAAACTGAACAATGAGTTTGACGGTGAGCCGGATTTCCCTGTAAAGGTTGAGAGATTTGTAGTCGTGGAGGAATTTTCAACATCAAAATAATATCACTATGGATAAGTTTATGAGCCTCAGCCAACTTGCGATGTCAGTCTTTATGTTCCTCGGAACAATCACTTGGGGCATTGCTCACCTCATCAAAGGCACAATCGGTTTATTCGGTCTCCTCGTAGTTCTGTTATTCGCCCTTTTGATGTGGGTACTTGTACGCGAGTCTTATCGTGAGTATCAACAAGAGAAAAACAAGTAAGCAATGGCACAGGAGGTTGGTATCGGTGCAGAGTTTCAAGAACTCGCAAAGGCATACGCCAAAGCAGAGAAAGAATTAAGCATTAAAGCGTATGTCGCAATCTTAATCTGCAAGAAGGTGGACGGAAAAGAGGTCGTGCTACATCGTTACGACCTGCCACGTGAAAGTGTAGAGCGTTGGCAATGGGTAATTGATTGGCGCAAAGCAAAGTTTGTCTGTGCAGACCCTCGAAGTTATATCTACACCACTATGTCTTTCTATGACAAGACAAGTGGTGAGAAGTACGGATTTAGAAGCGACCTGTCGCAGCTCGTGGCATTGAAGAGCAAAATCACATTGCAGGAGAACAGGGTTGCAGCATACATCAAAGCCAATCAAGGTAACTTATTCTTTGATGAAGCCACAGACCCTGCATTGCAGAAAATTCGTGCAAAGGTGGAGTTCGCAAAGGAACGTGTTGCATTGGCAGAAGCGAGACTGAAAGCAAAAGTAGAACAATATCAGAAAGAACAATTGTAATGGGAACACCAAAAGGCAACGGACTTGTCGAGATTACAGGCGAGAACAAATCAATGGATAAAGGTTGGTTTTGTATGGACTTGATGGGATTTCTTCGTGGTGTGGATTGGGACACCTTTCATTCAGCCTATCAGCAAGCCAAGTCCGGCAACTGTCCTTTCAAAGATAAGTGCAAGCGTTACGAACGCACAGTAAAGAAACGTGGTCATCAATTAAGCATATTCTAACTATGGCATCACATACCAATCCCATTTGCGCCAAGTGTGCAAAAGCCTATGAGCAGTTGAATGGTCGCTACTGTACCCTGCTCAAACGAAATGTAGAGTACGACAAGACACCTGCGTGTCAAAGTCAAACCAATAAAAAGTAAATCTATGCTCACACTCGATTTTTCCGACAAGTCAGTTACCTACGAGACGTTCATCCACGATGTTGCCGCTTCGGTAGTGCGTATGCTCTCCGAAGTACGCAACGACCCCGAGACAGTCAGCCAACGACAGGCATACACGATGTTCGGACGTGGCAATGTCGATAGGTGGCGCATAGAGGGCAAGATAGAGCCTTGTAAACGTCCCGGCAAAGTCGAGTACCGCACGGCAGAGTTGAGAGCATTACAGAACGTGAAACAGGACTATTTCAAGATATAACAACAAGGCTGTATAGAGTAATGGGAACTACACTCCGGGTCGTATGCCACAATGGAGGGTTAGCGGTTCGAGTCCGCTTGCAGCCACAACAGACAACTGTATTTCAATAACTTTAATTATTAACATTATGAGCAATGCATTATCATTAGCCCAAGAGTTGCAACAGACAAAAGCAACCGATGTGATACGCAATGAGCGTGTCCGTAGTCAATTCATCAACGTCTATAACTCCATTTGGAAAGAGGGAGGCGAACAGGTGTACGAGCGTGAGGCAATCTACTTCAACCAACAGTTGAGAGACAAAGCCAACCTGCGTGAATGCTCTGGTACATCAATCTTCTATGCCTTTATTGACCTTGCTGTAAAGGGGCTTACCCTTGCACCGGGCGCACAGGCACTCTGTTACCTCATTCCTCGCAATGTCAAGGTAGGCACAAACCAACAGGGCAACGACATTTGGGAGAAAGTCTGCAACCTTACCATTTCGGGATATGGCGAATTGGTGCTGCGCAAGAATGCCGGACAGATACGCCACGCCGACAATCCTGTTATCGTGTACGAGGGCGACACATTCCAATACGGAGAACAGAACGGACAAAAGATAGTGAACTATATGTCCGCTTTCCCTCGCAAGTCCAACAAGATTATTGCCTGTTTCTTGAAGATTACACGTGCCGATGGTACGATAGACTATTCTGTGATGACTGAACAGGATTGGATGCGACTTAAAGGTTACAGCGACAAGCAAAACTCCTACTTTGACCGCAAAACAAACCAATGGGTAACCAACTCTAACGAACTCTACAACAAGAACGGTCAGATTGACACAGGCTTCCTTATGGCAAAGTGCGTGAAACACGCATTCAAGACCTACCCAAAACTGAATATCGGTCGTGGCTCCGCTCTCGAAACTGAAATCATCGAACAGCCTCAACCGACAGACATCGACCCATACGGCGGTGTTGGAACAGAGCAGCCTCAACAGCAGGAACAGCATTTCGCACCTGCACCCGATATGTCCGCAGGTGTAACAATCGACCCTGCACAGCAATCAAACAACGCAGACGACACATTCTAACACCATACCACTATGTCACAGGAATTAGCAATTATCAAGCAGGAGAATATACAGACTATCGTGTCTGCCGCTCCACAGTCCTACAAGGACAACAAACTATCTCGTGAGAACTGCGAAGCTGCCGGGCAAGCAATCCTCGATGCCATTGTGCAGGGAGGAATGACGGACGAACTCGACCAACGTGCGGCACAGTACATTGAGAAAGCACGCAAGACCGTCAAGAAGATGAACGAACGCCGTGCGCCTGTTACCCAACTGTTCGACACAATCCGCAAGGAGTTCACCGTAATGGAGAATGCCATCGACCCTACCAAAGCCGATACAATCCCATACAAGTTGCAGCAGTTCCGCAATCAGTTCGCCGCCAAGAAACGTGCCGAGGAGGAGGAACGCCGCCGTAAGGAGTACGAACGCCAACAGGCAGAGGCGGCACGTACCAAGATGCGACAGGATATTGAGGACGACTTCAAGCAGCAGTTCCAAACACTCGTGAACAGAGACTGCAATGCTCTGTCAGCCATTGACAATGCCGTTACCCTCGACAACTACGAAGCATCATTCAAGCAGGTTAAGGATTATTCAACGGAACTTCCTGCCGACTTCCTCTACAACCTGCACACCCTCATTCGCATTCCTGCCGGAATAACCGTAGATGAGATACGCAAGGCAGAGATTGAGACAAAGGAACGCCTTGCCAAGCAGTTCAAGGAGCAATACGAGTTCGAGATTGACAGCACAAAGCAGTACATCATCGACCGTCTGCCGTCCAAGAAAACCAACCTCGAACGTATGGCACAGGCATCAGCCGAGGAAGCTGCACGTATCAAGGATGAAATGGAAGCACGTCAGCGCAAGGAAGCGGAGGAACAGGAGGCAGAACGCCGCCGCAAGGAGGAGGAAGAAAAGCAGAAGGCAGAAATGGCACGTCAGCAGTCCGAAATGGAAAGCCTGTTCGGTCAGCAAGCAGTCGTGTCCTCCGGCTACCAACCAAAGGTAAAGGTTGCACAGAAAATCAACCTGCTCAATCCCGAGGGCATTATGCCTATTCTCTCTATGTGGTGGAGCAAGGAGGGTTGCCACCTCTCTGTTGAGGAACTCACCAAGATGTTCAAGAAGCAGATAACATTCTGTGAAAAACTCGCCAAAGAGGGAACGTACATCAAGGATGAGAGTGTGGAATATGTCGAGGACGTAAAAGCGAAGTAAGAATTTACGATGATTACTATGAGCGATAATTATTACAGCAGAAGTGAGGTCAGTAACTCTGACCTCACCGAACTGAAAAACATCTTACATCCACGTATGCAGTTCGGAGACAAAGAGGCGGCGTTCCGCTTCGGCTCGTTGGTCGATGCAATCATTACAGAGCCGTCAAAGGTGGACTACTACCGCCTAACAGTGGACGATGTGCCATACACAGAAGATGAGTTCCGACACGCACAGGAAATGCAAAAGGCTCTCCGTATGGAAGCACGCAAAGATGCGTTCCTCGCCAAAGTACTTGAATGTGCCGAAACACAACGCTTTATGGTCAATAAGGCACAGCAGTTCACATACTGCGAATTTCCGTTCACGCTCGATACCCGGTGCAAATGGGATTGGTGGCTCGGTGGCTTCGGTGGCGACCTCAAAACAACATTCGCCGCCACACAGCAACAGTTCGAGGAAGCTGTTGATTTCTTTGATTGGGACAGGAGTCGTGCCTGGTATATGGACATCGCAAAGAGCAACCGTGATTTCATCTACGCCATCAGCAAAAAGAACTGCTGCATATTCAAGAAGTTCATAAATCGTGGCGATGAGGTCTATAATCGTGGTCGTGAGAAATACGAAGAATTGGCATTTCAATATTGGTGCTTATGCCCACCTGTAACTAACAACAATTTATAATCAAAGAATTATGGCAGAAGAAAACAAGAAAATGAAACTCGAAGTCGAGTTTGACAGAGACGAGGTAGCCGGAACAATGATGTTGATGGGCGAAAAATTAACAGAGGAGCGTTGGGCTGAACTGACAGAGGCTCCAATAAAAATGAACTTCAACAAGTTTGGCGAAGATGGCACACAGGTACGAATTGCGATAGTCGCTCTTGCGATTGCATCATCAGACCTCAAATAGCCCTATGGATATATTCTGCAAGGTAACGCCTCACGGTCTTGTGCCGCTCTATGATAGCGACTACGACTTGAAGAAACGGCTTCGTGTCGGCTCTGTCGTCAAGTGCAAGGTTAGCAACCCTCGCAACTACGAACATCACAAGAAGTTCTTTGCATTGGTGCGCCTCACGTTTGACAACCTGCCGTCCAACCTTGCAGAATATTTCAAAGTCCACAATGAGGAAGATATGCTGCGCCGCTTCAAGCGAGACTTGGGCTACTTCAAAACAAGCCTCAACGAACGAGGCGAAAAGGAGATAGAATACCAAAGCATATCATTCTCGGCAATGGAACAACACGAGTTTGAACGCTTCTACAATCAGTGCATCGACCTTGTGCTATACAAGTTCCTCAAAGGGATAGATAAAGAAGATTTAATCACAGATATAGAGAATTTCAAATGAGCAATATACTGAAACATAATCTGCGTGTCGAGCCTTACGAATACCAACGTGAGGGCATCTGCTTCGGATTGGAGCATAAGCGCATTATCATCGGCGATGAGCCGGGATTGGGCAAGACATTGCAGAGCATTGGCATAGTCGATACAGCAAGAGCATACCCCTGCCTCGTTATCTGTCCGTCATCACTCAAATTAAATTGGCAACGAGAGTTTGAGAAATTCACAGATAAGAGCGCACTTGTGCTTGACAATAACGTCCGCACCACGTGGGGTTATCTCCTCTCAATGGGCGTGCATCAGGTCGCCATTGTCAATTATGAGAGCCTGCGCAAATACTTCGTGTGGGACATCAAGGGCGGCAAGCAGTTCCGACTGAAAGACGTAGTGTTCTGTCCGCAGATGCAGCAGTTCAAATCAATCATCATAGATGAGAGCCACCGTGTAAAAGACCCCTCCGCACAGCAGACAATCTTCACAAAAGGTTTGTCCGTTGGCAAGGAATACCGCATACTCCTGTCGGGTACACCTGTTGTCAATCGTCCCGAAGATTTAATCGCCCAACTCTCCATATTGGACCGCATAGGCGAGTTTGGAGGACGTGCCAAGTTTATGGCAGACTACTGCACCGACCCCAAAGACAAGACCGCCGTTCCTGCCGTTCCTCTGTCAGTTCTTTCAAAGCAGTTGTACGATACCTGTATGATACGCCGAGAGAAATCAAAGGTGCTGCCGCAGTTGCCCGACAAAACACGAGTGGACTTGTACGTGGAGATTTCCAATGATAAGGAATACAACCTTGCTGCCGCCGACCTTGCCGCATACTTGCAGGAGTACACCGAGTGTACCGATTGGGAGATACGCCGCAAAATGCGTATGGAAGCCCTTGTGCGCTTTATGACGTTGCGTTCCTTGGCCACCAAAGGCAAGATAGCGCAGGCGGTGGACTTCATTCGCACATTCCTCGACAGCGGAAAGAAACTCATTGTGTTCTGCTCTCTACACGAGGTTGTGGACGAACTGCAAAAGGTGTTCCCTCGTGCGGTAACGGTTACAGGACGTGATAGTATGGTAAACAAACAGGCATCTGTCGATGCGTTCCAGAACAACCCCAATGTAAACCTCATCATCTGTTCAATCAAAGCTGCCGGAGTGGGACTGACACTTACAGCCTCATCAAACGTGGCATTCATTGAATTGGCTTGGACGTATGCCGACTGCTGCCAATGTGAGGACAGAGCGCACCGCATAGGTCAGAAAGACAACGTAACCTGTTACTACCTGCTCGGACGTGGCACAATCGACCACACCATTTATAACCTCATACACCGCAAGAAATCTATTGCGAGTGAAATAATGAACTCGGACGATGATATACCAACTGATGAAATGTACTTCGATGAGTTGGTTAATCTCTTCCTCAACACATCGGGATAATGGATATATGCAAAACAGACGTGCAGAAGATTATCAAGTATTTCGATGATGCTGCCAAAGTATATGACACCCTGCCCGGACAACGCAACAACTGTCGTGCGTGGGTTATACGACAAATGATAAAGAAGTTAGAAAAGAAATTATTCACCTTTAATTCAGTTCAAAATGAAGAAAAATGACATCGTTGATTACGTAATCAACAACACGACTTTAAGTCGTTCGCAGGCAATCGCTGCCACCGAAAGCGTGGTAGAGGCTATCAGCAGTTCACTCGCAAAGGGTGAGAGTGTTTTCATTCGTGGCTTTGCAACAATCAAGGCAGTTACCACAGCCCCTAAAAAGGCTCGCAACATCAGCAAGGGTACTGTTGTCAGCATTCCGGCACAGAACACCGCCAAACTCGTGTTAAGCAAAGAATTGAAAAACCGTATGAACTTGAAAGAATGATGGTAAACTATTTCCTTTCGACAGTCCGCTACGAAAAGACAATGGAAAACGGACTCAACAAGACAGTAAGCGAACAGTATCTTTTTGATGCGCTCTCGTTCACAGAGGCAGAGGCAAGAACTATCGAGGAACTGAAACCCTACATCAGTGGCGAATTTAGCATTCCCCAAATCGTCAAGCCTCGTATTTCAGAACTGATGCTCTCCGAAGATGTGTCGGCAGACCGCTACTACAAAGTAAAGGTTTCTTTCATCACCCTTGACGAAAAGAGCGGAGCCGAGAAAAAGACCAACAGTTTTATTCTCGTACAGGCTTCGGACTTCAAGAACGCATACGACCGCTTCATTGAGGGTATGAAAGGAACAATGGCAGATTACGAAATAGTTTCCATTGTCGAGACACAGATATTGGATTATTACCCTGCAAAGTATGACGAAAAGTAAAGTAACAATCGCTGAAGCAATGTCAGCGAATAGAATGACTTTCGATGAGTTGATGGCTAAAAAGAACGCTGTCAAAACTCGAAAGGTACACAAGGATGAGGAACACCGCATACAATGTGCGTGTGTGCGGTGGTTCTCCCTCCAATATCCCAGGCTTCACGGCAGACTGTTCGCCGTTCCTAATGGTGGCAGGCGTGATGCTACTACGGCAGCAAAACTGAAAGCCGAGGGAGTTGTGGCAGGGGTGGCAGACCTCATCCTCTTGAAAAGCAACCGGGACTACGGTGCTTTGCTCATTGAAATGAAAACTCTCAAAGGCAGACAGCGAGACAGCCAAAAGCAATGGCAGAACATCGTCTGTGCTGACGGAGAGTACAAATATGTGGTGTGTCGTTCCTTTGACGATTTCCAACGTGAAGTGGACGATTATTTGAACAACGAATACTAACTCTCTATGGCACGAACTTCAAAAAAGGGGTTGGAATATTTCCCAATGGATATAGACATATTCAGCGACCTCAAGATAAGAAAACTAATCAAGTATCAAGGTGGGAAAGCCATTTCGATATATGCTCTGCTGCTCTGTAGCATCTACAAGAATGGGTATTACATAGAGTGGGACGAAGAGTTGCCTTTCATCTGCTCGGAACTGACGGGATTTGACGAGGCGTATGTATCAGAGGTTATCAAGACCTGCCTGTCTCTCGGGTTGTTTTCAAAGGAACTGTTCGATGCGGAGGGAGTGCTTACAAGCAAAGGTATTCAAGAGCGTTACAGTCGTATTTGTATTCAATGCCGCCGGGTGTGTAACATCACAGATTACAGCCTGCTGACACAACAGCAAGCACCAAGACCTCGGAATAGGGCAAACCAACGAAAGAAGGAGACTGAGAAACAAGACGCACCACCACGTTACGAACCATATTCGCTAACGCTCGACCAAGAAATTGAGAAACTGAAAGCAGATGAATGTTGGCTCGACCAATTACAGGTGCTCCACTCAATGAAAATAGAGCTGCTACGGAACAGCCTCGATGATTTTCGGGTGCAATGTGTGGCAGACGGCAAAGAGCGAGGACACCAATCATTGGCAGATGCCAAACAGCACTTCAATTCGTGGTTACGCATAGTGAATAGAAACAAAACAGCGAAAGATGATAACTCTAAATCCAAAGGACGAAATCAACGTAGAGGAAATGTTCTCTCACCTGATGAGCCGAAAACGTACGGCGACACGTTTTAGACTGCCATATACACCTAAACAGGTATATGCAATGCTCTATACAGCGTGTAAAGCCGAGGTAGCAAGCCGTTATCGTGAGTTCCAAGATACACAGGAGTACAAGCAACACCTATGGGACATTTCCAAGTGGCTCACATCGCAGGACTCCACATTCGGGCTGTTCCTCTGTGGTGGAGCAGGCAATGGAAAGACAACCATTCTCCGTGCTTTGCAAAACCTCACAGGATTGCTCCGCTCCGATGAGGGTTGGAGTAGCCGACAGGACGAATACCCGGTACGTGGCTACATATTCATCACGGCAAAGGAACTCGTATTGCTTGCAAAAGCGTACAACAACCCCACACGTGAGAACGAAAGCGATGTGTACAAGTTCAAGAGGCTACGCACCATTGAGATACTTGCCATTGACGACCTCGGGCAAGAGCCAAAGGAAAGCATACACTACGGCGACTTTGTAACTGCGGCAATGGATATTATCTCTTTCCGCTACGAAGAGCAGTTCTGCACGTTGGTATCTTCCAATCTTTCAGCAGCAGAGATAGCAACCTATTACGATGAACGCATTGCCGACCGCTTCCGTGAAATGATGCACATCATCAATTTCGGTGCGGAGCAATCATTCAGAAAACCAACAAACAAATGAAATAAGTATGAACACAGACTATGCATATTGTTCGGGCGTTACCTGCCCCATTCGTGATAAGTGTAAACGATACTTACCCGACCCTCCCGATATGCCTTTGTGGTGGATACCACCTGCATACAAGGAGAAGTTGAAAGAGTGCCCAGACTTTGAACCAAAAAACAAATAGCAATGAGACATTTAATCATTATCAAAAGTTTTATCAAACCAATTAAAAACAACAACAGTATGGGAAACAAGACAAAGAAAGTAGAAATCGAAATCCCGGTAGGGAAAGTTGCAAAATGGGTAGATGGTGTGCTTACCCTCGTAGATGAAAAGCCACAGGACGTAACCGAGCGTATCAAGACGTTTGCTGATGCTTGTCGTGAACTTGGCTCTGACCACCCATTCGTAAAAGCCTATGACGGCTATGTGTCGCATATCCACCAACACGATATGAACGATTATGATTTGGTAGCATACCTACAACTCCGCATCATCACCGCAGCTCTCAACGAGGGTTGGGAGCCTCAATTCACAAAGGGCGAACGCCGTTGGTATTTTTGGTACGACCTAATCACCAAAGAACAGTACGACAAACTATCTGCCGAGGATAAAAGCCGTGTGGTTGGTCGTGGCGGGTACAGTGCGGGTGCGGACTGCGGTCTCGTTTGTGCGGTCGCGTATTACGCATCTTCGGGCTCGGGCGCGGACGGCGGCTCTCGGCTCGCCTTCAAAAGCGAAAAACTCGCAGCCTACGCAGGTAGGCAGTTCGCCGAGATATATGCCGACTTCTGTTTCAAACCAAAGTCGGAGGAAACAAAGGGATAATGCAGGGGCAGTGTGGGGGCTGCTGCCTCCGCACTGCCATTTTTCTAACAAACAAATATTCTATCACAATGAAAAAGTACAAAGGAACAAAAGTCGTGTCGGCAGAGCCGATGAACGAGTATTATGCAGTGCAGAAAGGCATTGCAAGACCTAACACCGACAACCACGAGTGGCGTGAGGGATACCGTGTTGTCTATGCAGACGGTTACGAAAGTTGGTCTCCAAAGAATGTGTTTGAGGAGGCGTACAGTCCGATTGAGATTTCTGATGAAGCCAAATTTACGGTTGCAGAACTCATTGACTTTGGAAACTACCTGTTGTCCGACAAGAGAAAGCAAACTATTGAGAGTGCAGAAAACCTCAACGTGGTTGGCGATTGGGACGTTCAGAATTGGATAGACACCCCACGAGATATTGAGTAGAACTAATAACGGAGGGTGGCACGTCCGCCCTCCATAACAAACAAACTGTAATACAATGAGAACTATCAAATTCAGAGGTAAGGACATCGAAACAGGCGAATGGATATATGGACACTTCTTTCAAAGATTGGGACATTATCCTGCAATCGTTGAGCCAAGACCTCGTGACGGAAAGGTTATGTACTACGAAATAGCCGTAGAAGATATTACCGTAGGTCAATTCACAGGACTAATGGATAAGAACGGCAATGAAATCTACGAGGGGGACATATATCGCTACGATAACCCAGATAGCATCAACGAGGTGAGTTATTGCGCAGGTGGTGGATTTGCAGGCTTTGACCTTACTCCTGCAATACACAATGAAAATAGACTATTGGATGTCGAGGTTATCGGCAATATCCACGACAACCCCGAATTACTGAAAGGAGGCAACGATGAGAACTATCAAATTCAGAGGTAAGGACATCGAAACAGGCGAATGGATATATGGACACTTCTTTCAAAGATTGGGACATTATCCTGCAATCGTTGAGCCAAGACCTCGTGACGGAAAGGTTATGTACTACGAAATAGCCGTAGAAGATATTACCGTAGGTCAATTCACAGGACTAATGGATAAGAACGGCAATGAAATCTACGAGGGGGACATATATCGCTACGATAACCCAGATAGCATCAACGAGGTGAGTTATTGCGCAGGTGGTGGATTTGCAGGCTTTGACCTTACTCCTGCAATACACAATGAAAATAGACTATTGGATGTCGAGGTTATCGGCAATATCCACGACAACCCCGAATTACTGAAAGGAGGCAACGATGAGAACGATTAAATTTCGAGGTCGTGATTTTGCAGGGCTGTGGCATCACGGAGACCTCATTCACGATGATGAATATTTGCTAATTCGGTTTGGTGGCTGTGCAAACGCATACATAGAAAACGAGACTATGGGGCAGTTCACAGGGATAACCGACAAGAACGGCAAGGATATTTACGAGGGTGATGTCATAGGTTGCCATAATCCAAGTATCAAGCACTTGATATTCTATAATGAAAAGCAAGGTAGGTTTATGGCTGCTCTCAATGGCGATATTGAAAACGATTTTGTAGGTGTATGCGGTCTTGATGATAGCCGTTGGACAGGCTCGAAAAAGGTCATTGGGAATGTTTACGATAACCCCGAATTGTTAAAAGAAGAATTGTACTAAAATTATGGGAACAAAGACTTTCAAAATAAAAACCTGTATGCGTGGATTTAAGAAATGGATGGATGCACACCCACGCAAAAATTTAAGAGGTTATTTCTCGGTCAATGGTCGTGATATGACTGATGCCGAAGTAAGGCGTGTCGTTTTATACGCAGTTGAAAAAGGATATGAGACCGAAGCAGATATACCAAGTGAGGAACTTGCTCAATTACTTCAGAAAGGAGGTGAATAATGTTTTATATTCTTTTCCCTTTAACAATTTTCTCTTTTTTAATTCTGCTATACTGCAATGCTAATGCAATGGTTAAGTATGACTATTATATATCATTCAAGAATGATTACAAGAAATCGAGCAGTATGCGTGATGAGAAGTATATGCGATATTACAGGATGTGTTACAGAATAGCGAAAAGACGACTTCGCATTTCCATTCTGTCCTGTACTATACTAACAATATGGTTGCTGTTATGGGGAATAATGACTTAACCAAGATGTATCAAGCGTTCCGAAAGTGGCGAGAAGAACACCCGGATAGCATCTACATCATCTTCGATACACGTCTAACGTATTGGGGACATCCGCTCAACCGCTACATCGTTACGAAAGGTGTTGAGT